GCTGTACCACATTTGCCTCGAGATGCGTTCAAAGGGGATTGAGCGCCAGATGACCGAAGGGGAGTTAAAACGGCTTGTGGAAAGGCAGCTGACGAAATGGGCAAAGCATGTTGGTAATGGCCTCAGTGTTCCGCCAGTCCGGCGACAACTGGCAGCACCCAAACGCCCGCCAGGGCCAACGCCAATTGAATTGCTGAAACAGGAATATGAGCGCCGGAAGGCGGCCGGTTTTGTCTGAGTTGAGAAGTAATTTTTACCGGGAGGAAAATTTAATGGAAACCGTTTTTGACGCACTGAAAGCACTGAAAAAAGCCTCGTCGCACGAGATTGCAGCCCGTCTTGAAATCAGCCGTGACGATGCTGTTACCGAACTCTGGAAGCTGAAGCGTCGTGGCGAAGCTGATAACAAGGGGTCGATGTGGTGGCTGACGAGTGAGGCAACTGAAGCGGCCCCAAAAACCACTGCAGAGATGCTGATTAACGCGATTGAACAGCATGGTCCTCAGTCGGCTGACGAACTGGCGTTAATGTTCGGGATTACCTCCCGCCGGGCGAATTCATCACTGGCGATGGCTGTCAGCAAAGGTCGTCTGATTCGCGTAAATCAGGACGGTAAATATCGTTACTGCATACCGGGCGATAATTTACCGGCAGAGCCGAAAGCTGCATCGGTAACGGAAACCGATGGTAAAGCCTTTCCTCAGCCGGCAGGTGTTGCGTTACCAGTCCGGGAAGCGGAAACACAGGAAGAAATTAAAACTGAAAGTGTGGCGGTCACAGTGCAGTCACAGTCGTCGTTCATCAGAAAGCATCCGGATGGTCTGATTTTACCATCGCTGCATGTGGCTAACCGCGAGCTGCGCCGGGCAAAAGGTCAGGTTCAGAAGTGGGAGCGCTTATGCGCCGCGCTGCGGGAAATTAATAAGCATCGTGATGTCATACAGAAAATAACGACAGGAGATAACGGGTAATTTTTACAGCAGGGTGATGATATGAAAATCAGATATCATGATTTCGGCCCCGTGTCACATATGCTTATTTCAAGTACGGTGCTGGAAACAAGAAAACATAATCACATACTGGATATGCTGCGTCTTGCTGACCCGTATCTGGTAATAAACACCAGTGGAATTTTCTTTCTGAGAAGCACTGTGTCAGGAAAAACATCGCATGTGCTTCGGGCATATAAAACAGCAGTGCGGGAGGAAGGAGAATGAGCGAGATTAACTATCAGGAGCTGCGTGTTGAGCTGGGAGCAGCAAAAAAACGCATAGAAGAGCTGGAGGCTAATCGTGTGGTGCTTGAGGTGGAAAATGAGAGGTTGAAACACGCAATGGCCGTAGCCCTTGAGCATATATCCGTCACAGATGCAGGACAGGCAGGTGTCGCTGCAATGATTATCTATGATGCCATGTACCACAGTGAAAAAACTGACCCCTACGCTTTTCTGGCAGAATTGCGGGCGCAGGGTGTGGAGATGGTGCGCGAACATCCAGCAATCAAACTTTGCTCTTTGACGCACATATGTGACGAGTTAGTCGCAGAGCTTCGCAAAGGAGGCAACAAGTGAGTAAAACGAATCCGGGCTGGGCAAGGCCACTTATGGCGAAAAAACATCATTATTTTGCTGAAGGTGAAATAACAAGTATTTGCGGTGGGTGGATGTATTTTGGCAATGAGCGTGAGCCGGATACATTCGAAAGTCCAGATGATTGTAAAAAGTGTCGTAGAAAATTAAATAAGGGGGGGAAATGAGCGTAATTAAAGAAATGCCAGTGGAACGTAATGAATATGGCTGCTGGACGCATCCTGAATATGAAAAATTCTGTGATGGTCGGGAATATATTTCAACGGAAGAGTTTAACGCCTGGATGGAGAAAAATAATCTTCAGTGGGCTATCCGTAGTATGGATGAAGATGATTTTAATCTGGACGCAGATGGCCCTGATATTTCAGCATGGGAACCTGAGCGACCAGAAGGTGAGGGATGGTTTATCGGTTCGATACATGACACCGAAGATGGTCCTGTTTGTGTATGGCTGAGAAATAAGGCCGAAGCATAAAGGCTATAAACCAACAACTAAACACTGAAAATTTAAATCAGAAATGATTTTTATTAAATCCTTAACCGGAGGGATTCCTGCACCCTCAGAACATCAGGAGACCGCCCGAAAGGGCGGTAGTGAAAAATGACTGAATTAACCAAAGAATGGCTACAGAACACGATTACCGGAATTGAGTCATCACGGGATGAAATACCGTTCGGACTCGATGAAGATCAAAACAACATGCTTACCGCATTAAAAATTGCACTGGCATCACTGGCATCAGTATCGGATGAACGGGCAGCCTATGAATTATTTATGGAGAAGCGTTTCGGGGAATCTGTAGATCGCCGCAGAGCAAAAAATGGCGATAGAGAATACATGGCATGGGATATGGCGCTTGGCTGGATTATCTGGTGTCACCGCGCCGCCATGCTTCAGGCTGGAAACTTTCGGGAAAATAAGGGTTCGTCAACCAATAATTTTCGGATAATCTCGGAAACGTCAACCAACTCTCCGGCAATCCCTGATGAGGTGTTGTCCGCAATCCTGAAGGTCGCCAGGCTTCGTGCAGATTTCGATGCTTCTGAAGTGGACAGGCGAGGTATCGGTAGTTGTCTGGATGAGGCCGAGCAAGAACTTATCGTTACCATTAACGAATACGCCAGTCAGATCGCAGTAGAAGCGACACAGGGGGAGAACCAATGAGCCGGCCAGATGCATTTGCAGGCGTTGCTATAGCTATTGCTTTTCTAGTATATGTTATTTGTCGGTGGGGGTAAAAACGTTCGCCGGGATTCACACCAAGGGAGGGAATATGTCGGATGATATTTCACTGGTAATGGAAGGCGCTCTGGCTGTTATTGCTGTTGTGGGTGTTTACTGCCTGGTTGTGTTTTTGATGGAGCGCCTGGGGAACTGAATTCATTCCGTATGGGAATTCCCATATCGGGCAAAACGGTTTGCTGTAAAGCGAGAGTTAAGTAGAATTGCTGCGGGTGCTTGAGGCTGTCTGCCTCGGGCATGCCACCGTAAGGCAGACAGAGAAAAGCCCCAGTTAACATTACGCGTCCTGCAAGACGCTTAACATTAATCTGAGGCCCAATCTATGCTTCACAAACGTAGGTTAGCCTCTTACGCGCCGAAAGGCAAGGAGAAGCAGGTTATGAAGCAGCAAAAGGCGATGTTAATCGCCCTGATCGTCATCTGTTTAACCGTCATAGTGACGGCACTGGTAACGAGGAAAGACCTCTGCGAGGTACGAATCCGAACCGGCCAGACGGAGGTCGCTGTCTTCACAGCTTACGAACCTGAGGAGTAAGAGACCAGGCGGGGGAGAAATCCCTCGCCACCGCTGATGTGTCAGGCATCCTCAACGCACCCGCACTTAACCCGCTTCGGCGGGTTTTGTTTTTTCTGGTCGTTCTGGTTTACAATCCATCCGTCAGCCTGAACAACTGGCACCTGCTGCGCCAGCAGAGAAAACAGATGGCGCACGATACCAAATTTTACAATTCGGATAACTCTGCCGCCCCTGCCAGCAGGCACGGGCGGCGTTCTCATGCATTCAAATCTGACTGGTATCAGCACGACCCCTGCACCGAAGAACAGGCTGAATGGCTGATTCAGTGTTACCGCAGGCGCGGATACGAGGTTAAGAAAGCCCTCAGTCTCGATTATCGTCACTGGATAATCTCCGTCAGGCTTCCTTACTCCGAACGCCCACCGCGTCCGTCCCGCACATTCCAGCAACGCATCTGGAGGTAACGTGCGGGTATTACTTCGACCTGTTCTGGTACCGGAACTCGGGCTGGTGATCGTTAAGCCGGGCCGTGAATCCATGCCGGTATTCCACAATACCCGGGTACTGGTGGAGCCGGAACCGAAAAGCATGCGTAATCTGCCGTCCGGGGTCGTTCCTGCCGTTCGCCAGCCGCTGGCGGAGGATAAATCATTACTGCCATTTTTCAGCGACGAACGAGTGATTCGTGCTGCTGGTGGCGCTGGCGCACTGTCTGACTGGTTACTGCGCCATGTTAAATCCTGCCAGTGGCCACACGGCGATTATCACCACAGTGAAACCGTCATTCACCGTTATGGTACCGGCGCAATGGTGTTGTGCTGGCACTGCGACAACCAGTTGCGTGACCAGACCTCCGAATCACTTGAGCAACTTGCTCACCAAAACCTGTCAGCATGGATGATTGACGTCATTCGTCACGCAATGAATGGCACACAGGAGCGTGAATTATCGCTGGCTGAATTATCCTGGTGGGCGGCCTGCAATCAGGTGGTGGATGCACTACCTGAGGCAGTAGCGCGTCGTTCGCTGGGATTACCAGCGGAAAAAATCCGCTCCGTATACCGTGAGAGTGACATCGTACCGGGAGAACAGACAGCCATCAGCATACTGAAGCAGCGCACAAAAAATATTGCGCTGCCACTTCACGTCCACCAGCAACAAAATCCACCACAGAAAAAAACGGTTGTCAGTATCGCCGTTGATCCGGAGTCTCCTGAATCGTTCATGAGGCGGCCTAAACGTTGCCGCTGGGTTAATGAGAAATACACGCGCTGGGTAAAGACACAGCCGTGTGCGTGTTGTGGTAAGCCTGCTGACGATCCGCATCACCTGATTGGTCATGGTCAGGGGGGAATGGGGACAAAGGCCCACGATATTTTCACGCTACCGTTGTGCCGGGAGCACCACAACGAACTTCATGCAGACCCGCTGGAGTTTGAGAAAAAGTACGGCTCTCAGATTGAGTTAATTTTTCGTTTTCTTGATCACGCCTTTGCGACTGGCGTGCTCGGGTAAAAGAGGTGACTGATGCTCATAGATTTGGTTTTACCTTACCCGCCGACGGTGAACACCTACTGGCGACGTCGTGGCAGCACATATTTTGTATCAAAAGCCGGTGAGCGTTATCGCCGGGCTGTGGCGCTTATTGTTCGCCAGCAGCGGCTGAAATTAAGCCTGTCCGGACGGCTGGCAATAAAAATTATTGCAGAACCACCGGATAAGCGCCGCCGTGACCTGGACAACATTCTGAAAGCACCGCTGGATGCGCTGACGCATGCGGAAGTGCTCATTGATGACGAGCAGTTTGATGAAATCAATATTGTGCGCGGTCAGCCTGTGCCAGGTGGACGGCTGGGCGTGAAGATTTACGAAATCAGAGGTGGTAACGATGGCGCGTGATATCCAGATGGTTCTTGAGCGATGGGGGGCATGGGCAGCAAATAATCATGAAGATGTAACATGGCCCTCGATAGCTGCTGGTTTTAAAGGATTAATCCCGACTAAAGTGAAATCACGTCCTAAGTGTTCTGATGATGACGCCATGATAATTTGTGGTTGTATGGCACGATTAAACAAGAATAATCAGTATTTGCACGATTTGTTGGTGGATTATTACGTAGGTGGAATGACATTTATGGCTCTTGCACGTAAGCATAGATGTTCTGATGGGCTTATTGGTAAAAGGCTTTATAAAGCGGAAGGTATTATTGAAGGAATGCTTATGGCTCTGAATGTCCGGTTAGATATGGATATGCGGTAGGGATATATAGTGATGAGGGTTATGTTTTCTGTGTTTATAATTAACATGTTTATTTTTTGATGGTCATGTATTGTGGAAGGTAGATAAAATGTTGCCTGGTGAATTGAAAATATTGATAATCAATCTTCATCATTAAATAAAAGGAGTGCTTATGTGGATTGTGTTAGTACTGTCACTGTCAACTCTCAGTTGGCATAAGGTAGTGGCTTTTTCATTGTTGACGGTGTCTGTTGTCCTGGCTGTGCTTAATGATATTATTGATTGGTCGGTGTTATTTTTTGTTGCTACAATCGTTTTTTTTATTATTTTGAAGTTCAACTGGAAATATAACGCCTGGGCTAAATCTATATATGAAGTTGGCATAGTTTTATCAGCCATAGCATTATTTTTCCATCTATGGCCAGGGTTTCACAATCCTGTAGTGCTAAATTCTGTTACTGTTGGCCCTCAAAGTACTCCCTATACAATGTATTTTAATTTTGATAAAGCGCTGGTGCCATTTTTGTTAGTCCTGTGTACATCTTCTTTGTTTAAAAAAGAAGTAAAATCAGAAGTGTCTTTGTGGAAGTGGGGGGCTCTGTCGCTCTCTGTTCCTCTTATCCTGTTTTTGGCTGTTTTTTTTGGTGGATTAAAGCCAGAGATTCATTTTCCTGAGTGGTTGCCAGAGTTTATATTGGCTAATTTGTTTTTTGTGTCTCTGGCAGAGGAATCATTATTTAGAGGGTATATTCAATCACGGCTATCAGAAGTAACGTCTCCATTGGTTGCATTAATTGTGGCGGCTTTGTTGTTTGGTTTTTATCACTATTCAGGTGGTGCTTTACTTGTATTATTTGCCACGTTATCTGGTGTTGTGTATGGATTGTCATGGATGTGGAGTGGGCGTTTGTGGGTTGCCACCCTTTTCCATTTTGGTTTGAATCTGTGTCACTTGTTATTCTTTACCTATCCATTTTTAAAACATAATTGATTTTTTCTATGGTTTTAAATTTATAAGACTGAAAAATAGCAGGACGTGACATTTGCATGAAAAATATGCACGGCAAAGCATTTACGTACGTAAAAAATCAGGTATGCTGTTAAGAGTGGTTATTTCGCCGCATAGCTTGACCCCGCCTCTGAGCGGGTTTTTTGTGCCCGCAAAGTAGCGCAGTGCGTTAAATGTGCTGGTAGTTATTAATACAGGTCTTTCAGCTTGCTGGCTTTTTCGACAAGAGTTATTGGTGTGTCACGTTAACCGGAAAGGGTAAAAAGACATGCTGAAACAGCAGGATATGACAGAAACCGCCAGAGTTGTGTTTGATGAATTAAGCGTCACCGAACCGGCGACGGTCGGGGAGATTGCGCAGAATACGTACCTTTCACGCGAGCGCTGCCAGTTAATACTGACCCAGCTGGTTATGCGGGTCTGGCAGACTATCAGTTCGGTTGTTACAGACGCCTTCAGTCCTGAAGGCTTTTTTATTTGTGGTAAATGGGCGGCTGGTGGGTGTTAGCGGCACCTGTCAGTCCTTTGCTTATGTGTTGATGATAATTTACCTTTTGGGGCTATAATTGAACTAACCAATTGCTAATGAAAGTAAAATTATAATGGTTGTTGTCTGTTCAGTTATCATGGTTTGCTCCCCAATTAATATTTTTCTTGAAAAGGATACGTTGTCACTTAAGCCCGGCTCAGTCGTTCTGGCCACCAAATGCATCAGGGCGCTTTTCCTTATGCATTATGGCAAAGTTAAAATTTTCGATATAAACCATTCCATAGTAAGTCAATATCTGGAAATTCAGCATAAGCTGACAAGAACTCATCTGACTGACGTTCCGCTTTATCTGTCACTGGAACCCAACAACCCTGCGTTGGCTGAGGCTTTAATTACCAGCCAGAGATTTTCCGGAGATACCACGGATATGTTTCTTATGATGGCATGCCTGTCGCTGTTTGAATCAGATGAACGGATATTATTATTTTTAAGTGGATGTTTATCCAGTATAAGTGCCAAAGTCAGGGCGATAATTCAGACAGATATATCAGCAAGCTGGACGCTTGGTGCGATTGCGTTACGCCTGCATATGAGTGAGAGTTTGTTAAAGATAAAACTGAAAAATGAAGGGCACATGTTCAGTCGCTTGTTGCTGGAAGAGCGGATGCGTGTTGCTGTCAATATGTTATGTTCCCGGCATGGATATGGACAGGCTGTAGCAGAAAAATGCGGTTATTCAAGCTGGTCCTACTTTATTTCTGTATTTCACCGCTATTATGGCTTCCCGCCAGACAGATATGTATCCAGGCAAGGGCTTGATTATTGATTTTCATCTGATTATTATTTTTTGACCCAGCCCTTTAGCTCAGTGGTGAGAGCGAGCGACTCATAATCGCCAGGTCGCTGGTTCAAATCCAGCAAGGGCCACCATCACATACCGCCATTAGCTCATCAGGAAAGAGCGCCAGCTTTCGAAGCTGGTTGCGCGGAGTTCGGGTCCCCGAAGGCGGTCCATTATCTGTATCCTGCGTTGTTAGCTCAGCCGGACAGAGCAATTGCCTTCTAAGCAATCGGTCACTGGTTCGAATCCAGTACAACGCGCCACACTTATTTTCCCTGGCTCGCTTTTGCGGGCCTTTTTTTTAAATGTCTCACAATTCAGGCGGTTGACTGTTGTCTGGTTTGCGGGGAGTTTGTTAAAAGAAACTGGCATGGTGAATCCCCCTGTGCGGAGGGGCAATCAGCGAGTAGGTATATGGGATAATCGCGGATTCAGGTGCTGGTACTGAATTCACCGGGAGGCACCCGGCACCATGCAATGGCACATAGCGCCACTCTCCAGCCCCTCTCCGGAGGGGCTTTCTTATGGACAAAAAAAGCCCGCGCAGGGAGACGCGGGCGGCAAGGAATAAACAACAAAACGTGAAGTAATATTTCAGCTGGCGAATAATATCCGACAGTAATCACTCTGCGCAATAGCGCGGCCTTTTTCGTATTGCGGGCTGTTGTCTCTCTTCTGCCATTGTCCTGTAACTTCCGGACTTCAGCCCGCTCCTCATTTTACTCACAATATTATCCCGGCCGGGAGGATTCATGGCATTTAAACACTATGATGTTGTCAGGGCGGCGTCGCCGTCAGACCTTGCGGAAAAGCTGACACACAAACTGAAAGAGGGCTGGCAGCCATACGGCGGACCGGTTGCCATTACGCCGTACACACTGATGCAGGCGGTGGCTATTGAAGGAGATCCACAGGTCGGCCCTTCATCTAAGCCGGACTGGTTCTACGTGGTTGTGCTTGCCGGACAGTCCAACGGCATGGCCTACGGTGAAGGGCTTCCGTTACCGGATTCTTACGATGCTCCGGATCCGCGCATTAAACAGCTGGCGCGCCGCAGCACGGTAACTCCGGGTGGAGAGAGTTGTACGTATAACGACATCATTCCGGCCGACCACTGCCTGCATGATGTGCAGGATATGAGTACGCTGAATCATCCGAAGGCAGACCTGAGCAAAGGGCAGTACGGCTGTGTCGGCCAGGGCTTACATATTGCCAAAAAACTGCTTCCGTATATCCCGAATAACGCGGGGATCCTGCTGGTACCATGCTGTCGTGGTGGTTCTGCATTCACCCAGGGCGCTGAGGGGACATTCAGTGCGGACACGGGGGCCAGCCAGGATTCGGCACGCTGGGGTGTGGGTAAACCGTTATATC